TGTTTCTGATCTGAAAAACTGCGAGCGTGCGCTTATCTGATCTGAGGCCGTTGCAGCCTCGACTTCACTGGCAAAAAATCTCGCCTGCGCGCTAGTAGAATCCGCGCCAGTAGCAGTCTCGGATTCAGTGCGAAAATAGTTTCGCACGCCAAGATTACTGTCGGCTATGGATGCCGACTCGGCAACTACGGGGTTTAACCGCCGTATAGCGGCTACAGTTTCAGTGCCTGTAGCCGCTTCTGTGACTAGACCTGCAAGAGATGATCCCGTTATGGAATCAGAGCCAGTGGCGGACTCCGTTACTGAGGATGAATACCCAGAGTAACCCCAGTTAGATTGGCCCCAAGTGCCGGAACCCCAGCCACTGGACACTTATCCATCCTTAGGCGGACAGGCTAAACTGATAAGTGACGTTCAGAATATCCCCGCTAACAACCGCTCGGTCGCCGGGGGCTTGAAAGTCAGCGGCAGAGAACAGCGTACCAGTCGTACCAGCCTTAGTGTTGTTGCTAATCAAAAACGCACCGCCAATCGTGGTGGTGGCGTTCATGGTAAACACCGCCTTGTTAGAGGTGTTGGTAACAACGGAAGGATTGGCATTAGTTGCAGCGGCAAAGTTTGCCACCGGGCGCGTAGCTTCCGAGTAGCTGGTGTTTTCAGTCCAGCCACCATGAGAAGATGCAGTATCCAGTGCGTTTGGAGTGTTCGAAGCGCCAGCGCCGTACAGACCAACATACCAAGTGGTGATCTGAGTGGTAGCAACAAGCGCCGTTCCAGCCATGTACTGAAGACCGACGTTCACAACAAGATTGGGCGTCTCAGCGGTCCACTTGTGATTGCCGTCTTTATCGAAACACTCAACGATGTACTTGCCCATCGCTTTGGCAGAGTCGCTCGGCATGCTATTAGCAATCAAACCGCCGCCGGTTACATCCGAAGTCTTTGCTCGATTCGTCGTCACTTCAGGCTCCTATGCAATCCTGATGATTGCGCTTGTACTAGAGGCAGCGGGGAACTGTACCTCAAATGAGGTAGTGCATGTCTTGTCGCTACCAAAATCCAGAACACACACTGTGGGGTTCCCCCCACCTGACTTGTAGATCAACGCGCCACGGCACGTAAACGCCGCTGGGTTCCACGTTGCATTTGCGAAAGACAAATACGCTACCGTATTAGAAGAATCCGCCCCAGTCGTCGGAGTGACAGACACTGTAAGCGTAACGCCACCGGCAGTATACCCGGTGCCAGTGAGTTCACCAGTCGTTGTATATGCAGTGGTTGTCGGGCCAAGGTCAGCGGTGCTGCTATACAGCGCGATCTTAAAAGTATCCGACGAAAAATTAAACGAGCCTGATGCAAGACCCGTTTTAAACGTATTAGTCGCGCCTTGAACAAGTGCCATCTTAAGTCACCGGCTGACGGTATTGCCCAGAACGGTACGCATCCTGACGCTCCATTCCATCTCCAAGGCGCTTGGCAAGAGCAAGGGCTTCTTTGTACTTGCCATCATACAAGCCAACCATATCGGCCTCACCCTTCATGAAGGTATACGCCTCAACCAGCGCTCCGTACAACAGCACCGAATCAAAGTTATCCCCCAGCCAAGTGGTGTTTGCGACCGTAATCGACTCAGGATAGTAGTAATAGTGAAGCTCGATGCCGTAAGCGATATCCGGGGTCGGCCCAAGCAAAAACGACAATTCGTTGGTGATCGTAACTCCGGTCACCGTCGGGCCAAACAAGGAGTAATACTTAGGAGCGCCTGTATCTGTTGGGGATGGATACGACTGCCGGATGAAGTTCACATCCTTATTGAGCAGGTACTCATACGCCCCAGCCCCATCAATAACCGCCATGGAATACACGGCAAGAAAATCGGTTGGGCAGGACAGGTACTTATTGCCGACAGAGGTTGTGCCGGTCACGTTCTTACGCAGGGACGGGAACTGAACAGTGTTGTAAATCCGCTGTTCTGCCTGCTGAACGAAGCGAGCGATCTGAGAGGCCGACGAAACCGTAGACCCATCAGCAAGTGTCGTCACCGGGAACTGATTCTCGGTATACGACTGAATCGCAGCAGAAAGCTCGCTGTAGTTCACGCCATCGGTCCCCGAGCAGTCACGCCCTTGGTAGCGGCACCGTTACCCCGAGTCTTGATACCCGAAGTCTTAGGCGCTGCGTAATCGTTGCGGTCGATATTACCAACGCTCATGTTCACATCGTTGGCGCGGTAACGCTTGCCGCCATTGTAGCCAGAGTTGCTGATGTCAACACCAGCAGTGCCCTGCATATCGTGCGGAGGCGCATAAACCGGCGCGGGGCCGATCTCCTTGCCCTTGACCTTCATGCTGAACTTAGCCATTACTTGCTCCGCTGGTTCATTGCACGGGCCATGTTGCGACCGTACTTCTTCATATCGAGAGAAGTAACGCCGCCTTTCTTCATGCCTTTGGCGTGCATGCGCTTTTCGTGAGCCTTAACCTCGGTCTTGGCGATTTTTTTCATGGAATCCATGTCTGCTCCTACGCAGTCACTACAGTGACGGTACCAACTTGTACAGAGAGTACCAAGTTATTTGGGGTCAATCCAGCGTCATTTGCTCTAGACCCGCCTACGGGGTTCCACCCCCACTGAAAGACCCGACTACCTTCTGCATTAACTCCAGACTGGTAGTAGCTGGTATCCGGGCGTGGCTCACGCACGGCCTGCGGGTCGTACACGGGGTACATACCCAATTGCAACTGAGGGTGGTCTGGTTCCCAGCACTCATGGCAAACCTTGATATTGACCTGTTTGGTCTTGATCGTGAGTTTGCGGAGTTCCTTAAGTTTATATCGTTGCCCGCAGCGATCACACTCAGCAATCGCGTTCTTAGCGGAAGCGTATTTAGGTCCAGCCATAATCAGGCATAGTACATAGAACGTGGCACAAAACGCAGACTGGCCTTATCCCGATCTTCATCCGAGGCCAACTGCCACTGCATGTCGTATTCAGCTTTAAGAACGGCAAGCCTATTGGGGTCCATGTTTGGCAGCTTCATAGCCATCTTGTATGCAAGCCCAGCGACCATGCATTCGATGAACCGGAATGGAATATCCTGAGTTTTGGTACCTGTACCAGCGTCCTGCACTCGGCGCATACGCCAATACACAAACATATAGTAAGGGTTGCCAACCGCGCCTTGATTTGGGATAGGCCAGATATTGATGTTTGGCAAGTTCTGAAGTGTAACGCTAGCGCCAGCGGTATGAGAAGCCGCAGTAGTGCTGTTCTGTCCACGGCCACAGTAGAGCAGGTTATTCCCGCTAATGGCCGAGTACCCAATCGTTTCATTGTCCAGCTTAATAAACCCTGCGGACGGCAAAGTCGAAGCGCCGGTAATGGCAATCGTAGTATCTGTAGAACCAATCGTGGCAGTCAGCGTAGCGGTGGTAGGGTTAGACTCGCCCGACTGCCGGTTGATCCAGACCTGAATAGGACGACCCGTAGCATTCTTGTTAGGGATCGTAGAGTACGTGGACTCCGAGATCCGATTGATATTGATGTCAGTTTGGTTTGTACCAGTTCCCGTCCTGACAACCTGATCCAGAAGATCAATCGTATCCACCGGAAGCGAGTAAATAGATTGATTTTGATACAGGGGAATCTGCCCCTGCTCAATTGTCCACAGGTTGATACCGCGATTTGCCCACTCAATAGACAGCAGGTTAAGGCTACGTCGAGCCGTGCGGAAGTCATAACCCGTGCGAAGTTCTTGGCCGCACCTCTCAAACGCCTCTTCGATAAGGTCGTTCATGTCCAGATTAAACGTCGAAGTGCCTGTCGTAGCCATTATCTAAACCTTGCAGTCTTTTTGGCGATGGTCTTGGGCTGAGATACGAACTGCTTGCCTTTGGCCTTGCCAGCGCGTTTAGCGCGGGTGGTCGCAGCGTACTCGGCGGAGGACAGGGACTTGATCGCGTTTGCGGGAAGGTATCGCTCGCCAGTCTCGCTTGAGGGCTTGCCTGACTTCGTGCGCCATTTCTGAGCAGTCCAGTCTTTTAGTGACTGCTGGGGGGCTTTCATTTGTACCCCCCGCTATTCTCTTTCAAATACGCAACAGCGGCTTCAAGAATTTCAACTTTATCCCGCGCATGCCCGAGCATGGTGTTGCACGGATTGCATAAAAGCCCTCTGACTTTCCCGGAATAGTGGCAGTGGTCCACGTCCAGTTTTTTACCAAGCTCATCCTCACTGATGCCGCAAATCATACACCGACAATCTTCCGCTTGGCGCATGGCTTCCCACTGTTCATAGGTCAAGCCGTACCGCAGTTGTAGCTTCTCAGCCTTGCGGTTGCGGGGCGTTGTTGGACTCGTCCGTTTGTATTCCTGATGGCACGGCTTGCATCGTGCGCTCAAATAGCGCTTCTGTGTCCAGCGGTCAAAGAACCGATAAAAATCGGATTCGTCCTTGTCCTGCTCGCAGAGAAGGCACGCTTTTGTCATTTATAAGAGCCGCCCTTAGACTTGTACTGCTTAGCAAGCAACTGTGCCTTACGGGCTGACCATTGCCCTGCGCCT